AAGCGGCTACGCCACCTACGGCGGCTGAACCTGCAATAATTAATGTTTCGCCTACATTCAAACCATGATCCGCAATATTTACTGTTACGGTGTTTGCTACTGTTGTATCAGTTGATATAGGTGGTGCTGTTGTCTTCTCTTCTTTTACAACTTCTATTTTTGCCGTTTTTGCACCATTTTGATTATGCACTTCTTTAACTTCGTAAGCTCTATTAGTTAAATTTTGTTCTGTAATACCGCCTATATCACCAGTGTTTTCAAGTTTAATAAAATCACCTACTTTAGCCGTTTCAGTCGGATCTAACACTTCTACCAAATTTTCTTTATTAGTAGTAGTCTCTGTTTTTATACCTGCGGTAACAGCAGGTTTTTTATTGATTGTTAAACTTCTGCCGCCTGTAAAATTTTCAACAACTGTTACATCTTCATCTATATCAAAATAAAAAGCATTTGGATCTGCTACGGTTACTGTTTTTTCACCATTAATAGACGTTGCAGGCACTTCTGTTGTGCTTTCCGCACCATCTATATTAACCGTACCGCCTGTACTTAAACCATGCTCTGCTATATTGACGTATATCCTGTCTCCTAGATCTGGATCTATCAAAATAGGGTTGCCCCAAGGATTAGTAACCAATATAGATTCAGTGCCTATGTCACCTGTGTTTGTGTAAGAGGCACCAGTTAATTCACCAGTTAAGGATCCTGCGCCTTCTACTCTATTACCTGCGTTGAATTCTTGCCCCCACACTATGTCTTTGATTATTTGTGAAGCGTAAATAAAACCATTATCACCTGGATAATGTAATTGTTGATTTTCATGGTTAGTGTATCGTCCAGGAGTCTTTTCAAAATCTACAAACTGATTTGAAGCAACAACGGCTATTGTGGCTAAACCAGATTCAGCATCTTCTGTTATAACAGGTGAATCCAATCTGCCATCAAATATAGTGACTGGATCCGCTATAAGTGCATTTGATGTATTGATAAATGCTTTTCTAATAACTACACGCCTATCTACGTAATTTTCTGTTAAAAACAGATTAGTGTATTGCTGATCAACACCAGACAAGCTAAGTGTAATTCTAGATGCGGTAACTTCTGTACTTTCCTCTATGTTTGCAAAGTTTAAAAAGAAACCTAAGGCATCATAAGTATTACTGTTGTAAACAACATCTCTGTAATTGTCTGTTACGTAGTAAGTGGCACTGTCTAAGTACACCTCTATTAAATGCAGAGGATGAGACTGATCTTTTTTGATCTCAGTTTGGAAAGCAGTTGTACTTCCTCTGTTTGCCATCTATGTAACCTCTATAAGATCTATCTCATATTGATAGTAGGCTGTAGGATCTGTTGTATAACCTCTAACGTCACTGGCGAAAGCCACCTGAAAAGGCACAGAAGCAATGGTAAGAGTCTCATTATCCGCTACTGCGCTTTCTAATCTAGGAGAAAAATTAAGGGTAGCAACGCCAGATCCGTTACTGCTCATATCAGAGGTAACCATATAAACTTTTGTATGACCTGAAAATTTAAAGAAATCGCCAGATCTTAGGATGTTAGATGTACTAGCAGTTAAGCCATCTAATGAAGCTGTTTCTACACCTGCGGCTAATGCACCGTTTACTACTGGTGATTCACTAGATGCGCCCCTAGTTGTGCCTATCGTGGTTGGCACCCAGGTAAAAGTTTCAAACTGTCCGCGTTGTGCAACACTAAAAGCAAATATAGGATCAAAGTCTACCCTGGCTAATGGAGGGAATGTGCATTTGAATAACCATCTTTGTCCACCTCTAGATCTGGCTTGTCTTCGTAAGTTATTAGCAACACTAAGTAAAGTAGGTTCAAAACTTTGTACTTCTATAGTAAGTGGGGCAGGGGTGCTTGGAAATGTTCCGCTCATACTCCTAATGGCCCTCGTCTGCCGCGTTTGTTAAATGATTGTTCTACGATACCTACAATAGTAGGTGCTTGTTCTGCGATAGCGGCTGTAGCATCTTTTGAGTCAAATGCTTTGATGTCGTAAGTAATGTTTACATTTGTTGTGCCACCACCTGCCATAGCTAGTTTGTTGTTTGGCACTATGTTGCCGTTACCTGGTGCTGTAAATAATTCTGGCCCTCTCTCTCCGACCATATAAGTTCTTCCACCAGTTACAGGGCCGCCAGATGCTTGACCAAATATAGTTGATAGTGCCGTCATTGGGCCACTGCCCATAATCATATCAATGATAGGCTTGATAACTGCTAGTCTTAAAACTTCCTGTATTATTGAATCTACAACACTTTTAAATAATGTTCGCATGTTCATAAAGCCTTCACTGGTTTTATCAAAAAAATCTGTAAATGCGCCTTCTAAAGATCCTTCTATTGTGTCTTCAAACTGTTTTACAACAGTCATTGTGTCTTCCACGCCCTTAGTAACTGATTCACTGAATACGGCTACTGCGGCATCTACTTTATTTTTGTCAAATAAATCTTCTCTAACAAGTTCTTCTACTGCTTCTCTAAATTCTGCAATTTTTTCAGTTGGTGTTTTTAAGCTGTCTTTTACCTGTTCAGCGAAACTTTGTAGTCTTTTGTCGTATGTACTTAATTCTTTTGCGGCTTCTGATAGAGGTTTAGTTATTGTTTCTTCTATTTTTAAATCAGCTCCAAAAAAATTGGCAACCTTCTTAAAATTTCTAAAAGCATCAGTCACAACTTTGATTTGATCAGCTACAGCTATTATTATGGGATAAACAAAACCTCTTATAGTTCTGTTTATAACATTCATAGCATCGTTAAATTCTTCTGCTCGTTTTGTGTCTTCGTCTGTTAAAACACCAGGTGCAACTGCGGCAAGATCTAACATGGCATCAGTTCCATCACGTATCATGTTGACCATTGGTATACCTGCCCTACCAAATAGTTTTGTTGCTAGTCCTGCTTTTTCTGTTGCGTTTTCTACACCACTTAAAGCGTGCATAAATTCTATAAACAGATCATCAATACTTTTTGTTTCGCCTTGTGCATCTTTTAATGAAACGCCTAACTGATCTACTGCGTCTAAACCTAGACCAAGACCCATTGTCGCTTCACCCATAGTTTTAGAAAAGAAACGTAAACTCTTATCAAAACCTTCTGCGGAAACTCCAGATTGTTCAGCCGCAAATTGGAATCTTTGTAAAAACTCTGCGCCTACACCTATAGATGATGAAACTTTAGCTAAATCGTCTGCTGTTTGTAATGCTTGTCTGCTTACACTTAGTAACGCCGCAGTGCCTAATAAACCAACAAATGACTTTTTCATAAAAGCCATACTTTTTGATGTTTTATCTAAACTGCGATTAACCTGATTAAACGCCTGCTGAGTTTTGTTCTGAGCAGTTATATCAAATCTATAATCTTTTTTAGCCATTTCTTTTTTCTAGTTCGCTTTTATACTCCAAATAAGCAATCCAACCGTTAAACTCGGACAATGACATTTTTTCTTGTAGATCTGATACCGTCAGACCTAGTTTTTCTGCTAAAGCGTACTGAGCAAAAAAATCATTGTCCTCTCTTACTTTCCCTTTTGTTCATCAATAGATGCACCAGACATGATCTTAGCGGCTAGTTCTGCCGCAACGTCAGCATCAACCTCATGCATTAATGCTCTCTTATCACCTAGATCAAATATCTTATTACCGTCTGAATCTAATGCTTTATAGATCAACGTATAAGCCATAATCTCTAGATCATCATTCTGCGCTAACTTATAAAGTTTATTTTTTTCAGCCAACGTCATTGGCTTGTAATAAACACTTAAAGGTACGCCGTCAGCTCCCCATTCTGGAACTTCCACCATTTCTATTGCTAATCCACTGAAATGAACTTTTGCACTCTCAATTGCTTTCATTTCTTACACCGTTGCTGTAGTTACTGCGCCTGTGTAGGTAGCACTTATACTAGCTTCAACCATCCCATCAAAAGATCCTGTTATGGATTTTGAAGTTACGATTGCTGTGCCAGTGTAATAAGTATCACCACTATCTGCGCCTTCTGGATATAAAATTAAAGTTACAGATGATCCAGGTGCCAATGCAACCTGACCATTTGTATCTGTTTCATCCCAAAAAACATCAACAGAAGCATCAGCAGAAGTTAAACCAGAAAGGTACGTTCTTGCCGTATCTCCCATAGCTGTATCTTCTATAACATCAGCATTTGTATTGATAGTCCAGGTGCGAACTTCCGCTACTGTGTTTGCGCCTACTTTTACTAAGCCTTCTTTCCCTGCGTGTGTGGCCATTTCTATTCCTCGCTATTTTTATTTTTTTTACTTACAGACTTGGATTTCTCCTCAGTCCAACCTTTACTAATTAAATACTCCACCTGGCTTACGTGTGCATCAATGCTATCTTTGCCATTTGGAGAATATAAAACTGCCATATCTACTCCTTACACCGCCGTTTGTGGTGCATTTTCTTTAGTCATGTATTCAACGGTGTACGTTAGAGATACCACAGCTACAGGTTTTTCACCTTCGCCGTCATATTCAATCTCAGTAGATTCTAAATAAGAGTTTTTAGCCAGGCCGTTAAGCGTGACATCATTACCCATAGCCGTTTCTACTTCTTTTGCTATCGTATCAACAGTATCGTCATAATTACTTACTGCTTTTACATATCCTTCAATAACTAAAGATAAGTTTCTTAAAAGTGTTCTTGCCCCTGACATAGTTACTATTTCGCTATCCTCAGATTTGGTATAGATCAACAAACCAGGCAAGTTAGCCGCTCCAAGAGGGTAAACTCTTGATTGGTAGACTTTAGATCCAGTAGTGGTTAGCCCTGTAAGGGTTGTAG